GCATTTTGTTCAATCGCCCATCTACATAATACCTGGATAGAAAGGAAGGACTTTGACGCATTGACGGATGACCAAAAGGATTGTATCCAGGAGATCAGCACACAGGTACGCCGAATTGTCGTGGATGAGCAGGAGCACGAGGTAGAATTTATCAAGGTCAAACTGTTCGACAAACAGAAAGCTCTGGATTCACTTGCAAAAGGGTTAGGGTACAACGAGCCGGAAAAGTTGATCGTTGATGACGGACGTGACAAGATGCGTGAATCATTCCCATTTGGAAAGCCGGATGAACCAGTACAATAAGAACCTTGTTGAGTTAGGCAACGCCTATAACGAGCATTATCGTGGGGCTGTACTCGAAGGCGGGAGCCGGTCCGGAAAGACATGGTCGTCCGTTGACTTCATTACATGGATAGCCCTTGCATACAATAATGTAACGATCAACGTAATCAAGGAAACATATGCCGGATTCAAAACCACGCTTTACAATGACTTCCGGCAGCGATTGGATCAATGGCCAGACCTAAGAAGGTTTAACGTGTTTGAATCCGTGAAGGAAGTGCCTTCTTTTAAAATCTATTCAACACGCATCAACTTCATAGGAGCCGACCAGCCATCAAAGTTTCACGGTGCTGGGTGTGATTTCTTTTATGTGAACGAGGCATTGGAGGTAAGCGAACCAATTTTCAACCAACTGGAGATGCGATGCAAGCGGTTCTGGTGGCTGGACTACAACCCCAAGGTTACCGACCATTGGATTTACGATCGCCTTTTCAAGCGCGAAGATGTGAAGGTGGTCTATTCGACCATGCTCGACAACCCACACATCTCAAAGTGGGAGCGTAAAAAGATCATAGGTTACGAACCAATCCCCGAGAACATAGCCGCCGGGACGTCGGATGATTATATGTGGAAGGTCTATGGATTAGGTCAACGGGCCGCACGGCAGGGGTTGGTATTCCATGAAGTAACCTGGATTGACACTTTCCCGACCGATATTGAAACGATTGTATTCGGTATGGACTTTGGCTACACAAACTCACCGACAGCAATAGCGAAGGTAGGGCGCAACGGGCGGAACCTATACATCCAAAATCTATTCTATACCCCTGTCGATAACGCCTCTGACCTTTCGGCAGTTATTCAGGAAATTGGAATAACTCAACCAATTTGGGCCGATTCAGCCGACCCGGGCATGATCTCCGACCTTCGGCATAAGGGGCTGAAGGTGTTTGCTGTCAATAAATTCTCCGGGTCAATCAAATATGGCATTGACCTGATGAAACAGTTTAAGATTCACGCTGTTCGTGATGTTGACCTTCGCAAAGAGTTTGAGAACTATCGCTGGAGGGAGATCGGCGGGATTAGTTTAAACGAGCCGGAGGACGAATACAACCATGCAATAGACGCGGCAAGGTATGCGATCCTGTCGAATTTCAGGCGACCTAACAGCTAATCACCGCGACCTTTGTTTCACCGCTGGACGAATGAGACTAACAAACTGATAATCAAATATGGTTGACAAACCTAACAAAATGACAATTCAGCCTATGTCACCGGCCCAGTATGGCAAGGAGCGTCACCGGAGCGCAAAGACCATAATCAGGATGATCGAAGCCGGTCAGTTGCCTTCCGACATCCGGGCGTTCCGTCACGGCAAATACTGGATACTGGTCAGGTTATGTCCGACGACAGACATGGACTGACTGAAATCATGTAGATTTGAGGGAAAACCCTCATACATTTGCGGGTGATATAATCCGCAATGGCGTTATTCCCACGCAGAAACAAATCTGAAAGCCTGGTTATAAAAGAACTGGTAGCCACCATTAACGGGCTGAAGTTCTGGGATGCCGCAACCTCCAATCTTTTAAAGCAAGTCCAGTCGAGCAAAACGAGGCTTGACCTTACCACCGTCGAGGGGCAAACCCTCGCCCTGATGGGTTGCGCCCCTGTGGGTGCGATCATCGGGCGAATTGCCGAATATTCGATGAACGGTCGGTATGGGTTTAAGGACGAAAAAGGCAAGGAGGTTCAAAGCAAGGGGCAGTTGGCAAAGCTGCTCATCCGGCCAAACTTCTTTCAGACGTGGGCCGAGTTCATGGCTTCGGCTGTCACTTTCATTAAAGCTCACGGGCAATGCTACATCCTACCGATCACCCCGGCGGGATTTGAAGAAACCAAAGGGTCAGGGCGAACGCTGTGGGTTATCCCCAACTGGATGGTCACGGTCAATACCACCGGAAAAACATTCTATCAGGATTCGATGGACGGGGTGATCCGGTCCTATGACATCTCTTTTCTTAACAAATCCATCCCGGCCTCGCAGATGATCGTAGTGCGGGATTCAATGCCTTCATTCGTAAACGACCCTTCAAAGTTGTTCCAGGGTCAATCCAGACTTTATTCGCTGGGTGACCAGGTAAACAATCTCATCGCGATTCAGGATGCACTATACAACCTCACCGCTAAACGTGGGGCTATGGGTGCCTGGGTGCCGGAAAACAATCGCGATGTCGCCGGAACGATCCCACTTCAGAACGACGAGCGCGACGAGGTGTTAAACGCATTCGCCCAGTATGGCGTGAACTCTAACCAGCTTGCTCCATACATGGTCCTGAAACAGGGATTGAAGTGGGTTCAAGCCGCCATGAGCGTGAACGATCTCCAATTATTCACGGGTCAGGAGGCGGGGATCAGCCAGTTGTCGATGTCGTTCAACGTCCCTCAATTCCTGCTGGGATTCAAGGACGCGACTTTTACCAACCTCAAAGAAGCGAGAAAAGAGGCTTACACCTCGGCGGTCATCCCGTGCGTGAATAACATCTGCTTTGCCTTATCCGATTATTACGGCGAGAACCTTACTGCATGGTTCGATCACCTGGAGATCTTCCAGGCTGCGAAGAAGGAGGAGGCCGACGCTTTAAACGCTATGGTCACGGCCCTGGATAAGCCCTACAAATCCAAGATCATCGGACGGCAGGAATATCGCTCGCTCATCGCAGGGTTCATGCCAGCCGGGACCGAATTCGACCCGACGGCGAACCCTACCGATTTATTCGACGGTGCAGATACCAAAACAATCGTGACACAATGAGCAAAAAGGAACTTACCGAGAAGGAAAAGGAGGCTTTAAAAAAAGCCCTCAAAGATAAACAGGAAGTCAAAATCGTACGGAAATGACAACGAAAGAGCAACTGTTTGCACACCTGAGAGCAAACAAGCACCTGTTAATCGCAGAGAAGAAGGCTGCGACCAAGTTTGCAGATCCGGTAGAGTTCCTTCACTTCACCATTGACGCGAAGGGCAAAGCCGAAAAGGCCCAAGCCAACCCCGAACTTTTGAACCTGGCTGAATTCCCGGTAAAGGTGGTCATCAACACGACATCTATCCGCGACTCACATAAGGACGTACATATACCTGGTTTGTGGACAAAGAGCCTGAAAGAGAAAAAGGGTCTTTTCCTTTTGCAGGAACATCAGATGAAATTCGACAAAGTTATCTCCGACCGGGTAACTGGCTACGTGCAAACGATGTCCTGGGCCGAACTCGGTTACAACTTCCCCGGCACAACTGAAGCTCTGATTTTCGATGCCACGGTTGAAAAAGATCGTAACCCTTTTATGGCCGAGCAATACGCAAAGGCACGGGTGAACAATCACTCCGTGGGGATGCAGTACGTGAAGGTAGAACTGGCCATGAACTCCGAAGCGAAGTTCGATCAGGAGGAAAAAGCAGTTTGGGACAAGTACATCGGCCTGATTGCCAACCGTGAAGAAGTCGAGGAGGATGGGTATTTCTACGCTGTATCCGAGGCAAAAGTCATCGAAGGTTCGGCGGTCGTCGCTGGATCAAATTTCGCAACCCCCACCCTGTCAATGGGTAAAGATATTGCACCCCCGGAAGCCGTCGCAGACACTCCCGCCGGGCCGCTGTTTGGACTCAAGTTTTTAACCAACTAACGAAAAAAGAACATGAAAAATCTTCTGAAAAACAAGGTCGCCCTGTTCGCGCTGGCAGTGCTGGCAACGATTGCGACCTTCATCCTTGCAACCAACCCCGTGACGGGGCTGGCTATGCTTGCCGCGTTCCCCATGATCGTAAAGATCGGAACCAAAGAATTCACTATCAAAACGCAGGATGAGAAGGACCAGTTCGATGAACTGGAAAAGCTCATCAGCGCGATCACCGAGAAATCCATTGCCGGGTTCATCACCACCGACGAAGCCATCAAAGCGATCGAAAAAAAGATTGACGAGAAGGGCTTTAAGATCGATGACAACGAGGAATTTAAAAATGTCCAGACCGCTGTGATCGAGCATGGTAAAAAGATCAACGCCCTGATGGAAGGCACCTCTAATACCTCCAACAAATCCCTGGGCCGCCAGGTTGCCGAATACATCACGGCAAACAAGGCCAAGTTCGAGGATGTGGTAAAGACCGAAGGTAAGATCGGATTCGAGGTGAAGGTCGCCGCTTCGATGCTTAACTCCACCCACGTTACCGGCACCGTGCCGCCTGCACAAACCGAGCCGGGTATCACCAACTACATGGCCGAGCAGCGGTTCATTATGGACGTGATCGGAACCGTTCCCATCGCTTCACCTTCCTACGAATGGCTGGAGAAGAAGAACCCGGACGGCACCGTAGCTTTCGTGCTGGATACCGAAGCCTTTGCCAACATTGACTTCGATCTCGACATGAACAGCATGACCGCGAAGGATGTCGGGGCTTACATCACTGTTCACGAAAACCTTTTGCAGGATGTTGACGCTTTGGCCGCCGAGATCGACCGGGAACTGGTTTATCAGATCCGCAAAGCCGCCGACGGTGAAATCCTTTCCGGGGTGGGTACTACCTCGCATTTGAAGGGGATCACCGAGTATGCTTCGGCCTTCTCGCTGACCTCCATCTCCATCGCTTCGCCCAACACCTGGGATGCTGTTTCGGCGGCTATCCGGCAGGTGGAATTGGTCGGTTACGACGTGGCCGATTGCATTTTTATGAACCCGGCTGATTATGAAAATGCGTTAGGGTCGAAAGACAGCAACGGACGCTACGTATCTCACCCGTCCCTGTCGCCCGACGGCACCCGCTTCGCCGGAATTCCCATCTCGACAACCTCGTTCATCACCGCCGGCAAACTGCTGGTAGGCAACCGGATGAAATCGAACATCAAAGTTTACAAGGATGTCGAAATGGCAATGGGCTACAACCTCACCGGGGAATTCACCAAGCGGCACATCACCGTCCGCGGAGGCATGAGGCTTATCCACTTCATCAAAGACAACCACGCTAATTCCTGGGTTTACGACGACATCACCGACATCGTAGCCGCGATCACGAAGGAGGAAGCATAATCGAAAGGAGGACAGAAACATGAAAAAACTAATCGCAATTTTTGCAATCCTGACGCTGACCATTTCGGTTAATGCGCAGATGTTGACCACCCAACTCCAGAGGGGGCAGACATACACCGAGGTCACGACCGATTACACGCTGACGAACACAACGGCAAAGTACTGGCAGATCAACGCCCTGATGGACGAAATGACCGCTCAGGATGTGATCGTTCACTTGGACAGCCTCGCCGGGGATCACACGAATGTTGCCGTGGCTCTTTCCGGACGCAAGTCAGACCAGACATCGACATGGACCGCAATCGGATCGACGGTAAACTGGAAAGGAACCACGGCAGATACGACCATTATTATCTCGAACACCACGGAAAACGGCTACCGGCAGTACAAACTAACATTTACCGGAACCGGGACCGGAACCACGACCATAGCTAACATGGAACTAAAGTTGTGGAAAGGAATCCCTTAATCTCAAATCATATGGCAACAATCACCAATCTGAAAAAGGGGGAAGCGGAAGCTAACCCCAAGAAGTACAAGATCATCTCGACCAAGAAGGCCGTCGAGGTTAAAATCACCGAGAAGCATCCGGCGCACAAAAGAGGCAAAACGACCGCCTTTGTTCCGGCGCACATGGTTGAACACCTCGCCAAGAAAGGAATGATCGAATCACCGAAAAAACCGAAAGAATGACCCTGACGGCGGCATACTTCGCGGGAGAACTTCTCATACCAGGTGTAACCGGCTCGACTTACGCCGAAGTTTCCAACCTGGCATTACTTAACAGAACGATCCTTAAACACGAAAAGAAGTTTTTGGAAAAGCTGTTAGGGGAGGATCTCTATGCGGCGTATGCCGCCGCTATGTTACTCAGTCCCACGTCGGGAGTTTGGTACGATCTCGACCAGCAGATTTACACATCGCAGACTTCGGGCGACATCACTATTTACTCGTCACCCGCCGCGAACTACGTGTACTTCCAGTTCTGGAAAACTGCATCCTCCATGACATCTACATTAGGCGAACTGGCCTCAAAGGCCGAGAACGCCGATGTCGTTTCGATCGGTCACAAGATGGTCGCCGCCTGGAATGAGATGGTGGACCTGGTGGACGAGATCCGGGAATGGCTGGATGATAACGCAGACGACTATCCGCTGTGGGGAACTGAAGAAGTCGAAGTCTTTACAAAAGTAACCGTTTACGGATGTTAGCCTACACTCCATATATCTACACCATGTTTAAGAATATAGCCGCCGATGTAGCGACTTCGCTCGACACGGCTATTCACTTTGAACATGGTCACATTTTGGAGGTTGTCAACACCACAAAGGGCATGAGCAAAACACCGGCTTATGATCCTTTGAAATATCCGTTGATCGCATTGTTACAGGACTTCGACGAACAGAAGGGAACCGATGAAGTTTTATCGGAAATCTCCGTGAACCTTATCATCGCTGCATTGACCGACCCCAAGATGGTCGCCTCGCAGCGGTTATCCTGCACCTTTATCCCGGTCCTTTACCCGATTTACGACCAGTTGATGACATCCATCCGCAAGTCAGGGTATTTCCGGGGTAACCCCAACCGCATAGCCGACTGGCCGCACACCAAGACCGACCGGATGTATTGGGGAAAAGCAGGCATAGGGGGAAGTGAAGCAAACATTTTCGGGGATTGGCTGGATGCCATTGAAATCACGAATTTAAAACTAACCGTCATTAAAAAAGACTGCATATGAGCATTTTATTAAACGATCCGGGATGTGCCATTAATTCAGGCAATACCGGGATGCCAGGATGTCGCTTCGATCCCTCGTTGATCGTATCGGCTATCCTTGTCGATAAAGACACCACCTACACGCTTTCCACCGCCGCCGCCTTTATCTCTGCCATGCAGACAGCCACGAAGGCGGCAAGGGCTTCCCGTTCGTTTCCGATTCACGGATTTATCGAAATGGCCGACGGGTCAACCGAGGCCACGGAGAAGGAATACGGCTACGGGTCGAAGAAAATGACTTCGGAAGGGAAGTATATCTGGACATTCACCCTGGGCAAGGGCGGTCACGCCTACCTTCAATCCCTGCGGAAGTTCAACAACGACCAGGACAAGCGGGTTTTGTTCATCGATTCCAACAACGTCGTGCTGGGGGTAAAGACCGGCGCGGCTACGTTCAAAGGGTTCTCCCTGGATTCATTTTACGGAAAGCCGTTTAAGATGGCCCAGGACAAGGATAACCCGGCGATGTACTACATCACTTTCTCGCTGAAGGACCCGCTGGAGTTGAACGATAACCTTGCGTATTTCGATCTCGGCGCAGACCCGGAGAGTTCATTCCAGGGACTTCTCGACATCGAGATGCATGACCTCGGAGCCGGTTCGGCCACGAAACACCAGGTAGTAGGAATCCGGTCGATCGCTGACAAGGTTGCCCTTTACGATGCCTATTCAACCGTCGTGGCAACCAACTTCGCTTCGATCTTCACCGCCACGAAATCCGGGGTAGCTGCAAACCCGACCGCCTGCGTAGTCAACGCCGCGCTAAAAGGCTGGGACCTCGAATTTGCCGCCACAGGAGAACACGTAATTACTTGCTGCAACGCTGCCGCGCTCGCCGCTTTGAACATCGGCAACGATGCGGACATTGGTTTCGACATCGAAACCGCCGGGACGCTAACGGTTACGATAGCATGATCCCCGAAACGATCACGATGAACGGGGCTTCATGGCTGGCCTCGTTCATCCGGTCGTTTGCCACGAAAGAGCAATTTGTCAAGGATCGCATGAAAACATCCCCGGCATGGCTGGATAAACCGCCTGCAGTCCGCGAGGCAATGTTCGGTCAGGTGTATGACCTTGCCGTGGAGAAAAAGAAAAAGTAATGGCAACGATCCTCGACCTGTCGGAAAACCTTACCGCTATCAACCTACGGGCTATCGCTGCCTCTTTGACCGAAAGGAATAAAGCGGAGATAGTCACGCGGGTAAAGAAGCAGTTATGGGACGGTAAAAAACCGGACGGGTCGGACATTACCCCTTCTTATCTGGATGATCCTTATTTCAAGACCCGCAAACAGGCCGAGGGTTACGCCAACTGGAAAATGAAGATCAGCCGCAACTCCATGCGGAATAAATACGCCCCGAACCTTTTCATTAACGGCTATTTCTACTCGACAATAACCGTTACCGGCACGGAGAAATTCGAGGTTGTTTCAACCTGGGGCGAAGTCGGTAAGAAATACGCTGACGCATTGGGACTGTCGATTGAACACGGTTCAGAGATCATCGAAGGATTTATACGGCCTCAATTTGAGGAGATAGTCGAGGACATAACCGGGCTTAAATTCAAATGAGTTGCGGGTGTCAAAACAAAAAACTAAGCTGCTATGAAAGGGTCAAACAACTGGCAGAGAAGTTCGCAAAGGCTGAAGGGGTCGTTTGTGCGCTTTATCGCTTGGGCGACACATGGCAGTTTTCCCCGGCCAACGCCATCCCGCCAGGGGTTGCTCCCTATGAATTTGTATCACCGCTGCAATGAAACGCCGCTGCACGTTTTCATATCATGTTTGTGCGACCACGACCTCACGAAGCTGGTAAAGTTCGGAAAGGCAACGGAGCACGACAAGGTTAAAGCCTGGGAGTTGATCTACTCCGAATACTCCGATACTTCGGGCAACGCCACATCGAAGATCCTTATAGGACTGACAAAAGACATCGCCTATCACAAGGCCAAGCGGGATTCGGTCGCTTTGTGTTTAAAGGTCCTGTCAAACTGGCCTGACCCGCGATGTATAAAAACTTTGAGGGATTACGGCTATAATTACCCGTTTGACTTTTCAGACCCCGCCGGTTATTCGCGGGACCTGGAGACGGTCGCTACCCGCTGGCATTCGATCGTAATGACCATTACCCTCAAGGAAAAAGAACTTGAAAGGGAATCGGCACACATCAAAGGCAAGCCTTTAGACCGGGAAATGTTCATGGGAATCCTTGCCACCTTGTCGGCACACTTTCATTTACCTATCCGTGAATTTGAACAGGACACGGTAAGCGCATACGTGGCTTACCGGAAGAACTATGACCGGGAGATGAAGGCCGTATCCCGGCAAATCGAAAAAACTAAAACCAAAGGCAACATTGGCTAAGAAAGGTGTAGTTGACGAATTCTTTGATCTGCAAAAGTTTGAAAAGGACAAAAAGCAGATTTTAGACGGCATGGCCGAGGTCGCTTCTGCTATTGCCTCACAGGGAAAGAACGCGAAGGGGTCAACATCCGTAAGCCAACAGACAGCGGCGCAAAAAGAGCAAAATAAACTCACCCAGCAGGCTATTGACCTGACGGCCAAATTATCCGATACCGAGATCAAAGAAGCCAAAGCCAAAGCCGAACAAGCCTACCGGCGCAAGCAGGCTACCGCAGCCGCTAATGATGAGATCAATTCAAATGCAAAGATCGTAGGTGCTTACAAGGCACTTGAAAATGAAGTTAAGAAGTTAGGCAACGCCTATAAAGACTTAGCAGCATTAGGGCAGGCAAACACAAAGCAGGCCCTTGAGATAAAAAAAGCATACGACCAGCAACGTGCCTCGCTGGTGCAAATTAATCAGTCATTAGGTAACCACCGTGACGACGTAGGAAGGTACGGCAAGGCTTTAGAGGACATCAAGGGAAAGTGGGCTATGGTCACCGCCGGGTGGGCTGCAGGGGTTGCTGCATTGTCGGGGCTGGCAATGCAGATGAAAAAGGCTATCGAGGGGGCAATGGAGGATGAACGGGCCGAAAGGAAATTGACACTTGCCTTAGACGGGAACTCGAAAGCAGCCGAAAGGCTTTTGAGATTTAAGGAACAGTTGTTTAAGACTACCCTGCTCGATGAGTCTGAAATTATGAGGCTCATTAATTACGGCCTCGCAATGGGTAGGACGGAGGGAGAGACAAAGAAACTTGTAAACGCCGCCATATCGCTGAGTAACGCCACCGGGGGGCAGTTAGATGTAATGGGCGCAATGGATCAACTGAATAAAACCTATTCAGGTGATCTTGGAAGGTTGAAAAAGTACACGGGTGAACTCACCGCAGAGCAGTTGCGTAACGGTGACGCTATCGACATTGTGAATGGAAAGTATAAAAAATTCCTTTCCGAAGGTGTCGGAACAATGGAGGGTCAGGTTACGCAGATGAAAAAATGGTGGGGAGAGGCATGGGACACAATCGGGATGAAGGCAATGGGGATAATTCAGGGCCTTCAAACTGGTTTCAGAACCGTTACCGCCATGATGGGAGGCGGGAACCTGGGACGCAGTAACGCGGCTCAAAAAGCCGAAAACACAAAAGCGGAGCAGTTACGGGCGCACCAGGAAAAGATGGACCAGTTAAACGCCGAGATAGATAACAACAAAAGGCTATTAGGTGTAAATCTGGCAACACAAAAAGCAGAACAGGAACTCACCGATAAATTAAAGGATCAGACCGCAACGCTGGGTGAAATCGTAAACGCCTGGGATGCCTACGTGCGGTCAATGCAGGCGGCGCAAGGTTACGCGAAGGGGTTAAAAGAAGGAACGATTGCCGGACCTACTTTGAATGCCGGTGAGATTCAAAAGGTAACCCCAAAAGAATCATCTGGTGTAAACGTATCACAATCATCAATAGGCACCACGGCACCCGACATTTCTGAAGGTATCGCAAACGCCTTAGACACCACCGCCGCCGATCAGGCTACGGAGGTTGAAAATGAACGTGCCATGTGGGATGCCAAAGTGCAGCTCACACAGCAAGCCATGTCAACCATTAATTCGATCGTTGATGCGAGCTATCAAAACAAGATCAACCGAATTAATGAGGAAATGGCGAAGGACGAGGAGGCCCGTGAACTCGAAATAAAACGGGCTGGTGGAAATTCGGCAAAAATCAAAGAGATCAACGACCGTTACGATAAAAAACAAAAGGAACGGGAAAAGGAAAAGAGACGGGTCGAACGTGAATCTGCAAAATACCAGCGCACGGCGGGAATCGTTCAAGCGGTTATAAATACTGCTTTGGGTGTTACTGCCGCTTTGACTTCCCCGGCTAACAACGCCGTTCCGGGTATGGCTGCCGCAATGGCAGCGATAAACCTTTTGGCCGGGTTGGCGGAGGTTGCAATTATCAGCAGTCAGCCTTTACCGTCGTATAAGAAAGGCCGTAAAGGAGGCAAGGCCGAACTGGCAAAGGTTCACGAGGGCGAAGCTATCAGATTTCCCGACGGGAGGATGACCCTCACCCCGCCGGTGGCTGAAACTTTGGCTTACCTTCCTGCGGGAGCCGACGTAATCCCCAACAATGAACTTTTAGAGCTGGCCGGGGCCGCCGCAAATCAGTTTAAGATATACGATAAAGATACGGAAATTGCATCGCTTCGTGCCGAAATAAGAGGGTTACACGCCGGATTTCAAATGTTAAACGAGACTGTCAGGAATAAAACAGAACATACTTGGATAGCCTCCGGGGGCGAGCTGAGGCACATTATGAAAAAAGGAAACGTGACAGAGGAATGGGTTAACGAACGGGTGCGGCTGTGAAAGAGTTAAAGTTCATATTGACAACTCAGGCCGGGACGTTCACCCTGGCAGATTCGCCGGACGGGTGGGATGACTCGCTCGTAAAGTGGGAGCGAAGCGATAAATACTGGGGATGCTTCCGGTCGTGGACCATACCGTTAAAGTTCGTCCGGCAGGGTGCTTTGGAAGTTCGCCGTGAATTCTACACCTACGGCATGGCGGCGGAGGCAACGATCGAGATTCAAAAGCTGAACAAACTGACCATGCAGTATTACACCGCCTACGCCGGGTCGCTGGACTTCGCCACGTTCAAGGACCAGGATAAGACGGTTGAGGTATCGTTCATCGACTCAGGCTTTGCCCGTTACCTGAAAGACAACAGCGGCAACGAATTTTCATTCAACGGGTATTACCACGCCGGGGAAGGTATGCGGGGATGGTACATTGACATTCCAGGCGGCGGAACCAACTACTATGAAGGTACCACGATCAAAGCGATTGTAAAGTGCCTGATTGACCTTATGACCGGTGCCACGGTCAGCCAGAACGTCATAACCTTCAACAACGGGAAAATCTACAACGGGGAGATCCTTTTCCGGTCGGACTATCTCGACAACATCGAAGACTCTGTAATATTCAGCACCGGCAGCGAGATCGCCGGTGGGTCGAACGTGTTTAAGACACAATGGGATGATCTTTGGAAGTCTCTGGAATCCGTATTCGGCCTGGGAATGGGGATCGAAATCGACCCCACAACCGGAAAGGAAATCATAAGGATCGAGGAAATCTCACACTTTTTCGGCACCTACCACAATCTGGACGTAGGCGAAGTATCCTCCGTCATGGTGTCGATCGACAAAAAACTGTCGTTCGGTCGGGTGAAAATCGGGTATGCCCCGAAGGAATATGAGGGTAGTTCGCAAAGCACAACCCACGAACCGAACGGGCTGACCTATTGGAAAGTGAACAACCCGGTAAGCAGTACGGAAATCGACTGGGAAAGCAAGTACCGGGCCGACGGTCAGGGCATCTTGACAATCTGGGAAAATCAGGACTTCGACCAATCGGATGACATCTTTTTCATCGAACGGGACTCATCTACCGGATACATTGTAACCGCTCCGGCGACCGAAGGGGCGAACTCGTTTACCTGCTACAATCCTTCGTTGACCCCGCGGCAGAATCTTATCCGTCACCTGGATTACCTTTCATCCCTGCGCTTCGAACTTAACGATGATTTAAACGGCACATCCGGCGATAACTGGGCCGGATACATCTTCGTCGATGGCACCCATTGCCTCGAAAACATCGCTTTGGACTGGGGGGCGATCTTTCTGCCCATGAAGTTTGACATTCAGGCGGCATACCCTGCAGACATGCTCAAGCAGTTAAGCGACGATGTGAAGCAGATGATCCAGTTTTGGTACAAAGGACAGTCGTACCGGGGATTCGTCATGTCGGTGGATTCAAAACTATACGGGCGTGGCGAACAGAAGATCACCCTGCTGGCCTCGACCTCTACACTCATAAGACAACTGATACGATGAGCGTAACCTATAAGATCCCATTTATCAATCCTATCCGCTTTCACCAGTCCGGGGTGGGTGACTTTTTTTACAATGAGATCCCGGACTTTGAGGTCCGTCGCGGTTGGGCGCAGCCTTATGTCATGGGCGACCGGCCTTTCGTGCAGATTCATTGCTCGTCGCCTGCCTCGACCATGCTGATGTCGTTGATGGATAACGCAGGAACAGTTTACAAAACATGGAGCGTTTACTACTCGGGTTATACCTTCGGAACAGGCGCGGATAAAACCTATTTGTATAACTGGACCGGGATATTCCCGGCGGTCGCCGAAGGTTTTTACTTTCTGAAACTTTTGGTGCAGGATTCGGAGGGTTACATGATTTTTTACTCCGAGCCTATCCGGCTTTACACCACCGCCCCGGATAATCACATCATTTTGAGATATACCCACGACGAAAATGATTTTGGGGTAGTTTTCGTCGGTTATCTATTCATGATGCGCCTGCAGGCCGGGCTAAAGTCGGAAGGCTTCCAGCCAGGAGGAAAGTTCACCATGTACCAGGACCTGGACTATCAAAGCGAGGTCCTTACCTCCCAGCCGTACAACGTGGAAAAATGGACTTTCGGAAGTTCCGAAGGTATACCAAACTGGGTAGCGGATAAGATAAATAGACTGTTTGGGCTTTCCACGACCATTATTGATGCAACCTATTACTGCCGCAACGAAGGGGCGAAGATGGAGCGACAGGGGGTAGAACATTTCCCGCTTGCCGTATGGCAACTGGAGTTAATCAAAAAGGACAATCCATACGAAGATACGTTTACGTCGCACGACAGCGGGGCTTTGCCTCTTACGTGTGATTCTATTTTATACACCTGTGATTCAACATTAGTAACCTCTGACATGACCGAGATATGAGCAAGCAAACAGTAAACATCGGAACAACGGCAAACGACGGAACCGGCTCGACCTTACGGGCGGCAATGGACATGATTAACGACAATTTCAATGAGTTGTATATCCGCATATCGCCCGTAGCCGGGACGGCAAACGAAGCGATTATAAACGCCGTGAAATATTTTGAAGTCAATGAACCATATTATGGGGAGTTGTTTTTCATATCGGAAATTATCGCAGGAACGCTTGCCGGGGGTCATTATACTTACACGGTTGACATTTTCAAAGGATCATCGTTGTCAGATACCGGAGATTTGATAATGAGATACACCACCTCGTCACCTACATCACCTAAGACTGGGCTTGAGTTGATTACACTTGCCGAATACGACGGTTCGGGACATTACGGGCGTATGATTATCAACTGGTCATCGTTGACCCTGGGGACCGATTACAGATGTGATGATTGGACCGAAGGCGGGATAATGGCCGTTAACCTGGGGCCGAGTTACGGACTCAAAGGAACAGGAGACTTTGACGTTATCACCGCCACAAGCGGGGAGACGTTGGACGGGTCAAAATACCTGTACGTTTTCAACCCTGCATCGGATGCCGTTCACACGCTTGCTGCAGCCGCATCGGTTGTTGGGAGGATAAAGATGAAAAACATCAGCGCAAATACGGTAACGATTCACCGGGCGGGATCGGAAACTTTTGACGGGAACAATGTTACCGGGATACTTGTCGGGGCTGGATTAATTGTATCTGTTGAGGTTTATAACGGAAATTTCATAATTACCGAAGGTGCATACGTGGAGGAATCTATATGATATTGAACGATCCAAATTGTCAGGCTTGCGCCGGGTCAACACCAGGTAACGCCGGGGTCCCGCCTTTTTACGCATTAGATTCGGGTCAGCTGACTCTTGTCTCCGGGGTGTCCCAGACGGTCACGTTCCGCAACATCAAAGCCACGACGGCAAATCAGTGGGCAATGCCGGAACCGCTATGTGTAAACGCCTCCGGGGAAAGGATTGTCCCAACGATCACCAAGTCAGCGACCGGGTTCACGGTATCGGCCTACGAAGCCTGTACTTTTTCTTATGTATGTGTGAAAATTATCTGACCATGAAAAGGCTCACAATTTTACTCTTATTACTTCCATTGATCGGCTTTTCGCAAGGAATTAAGCCCCGTTATGTAAAGACAGATTCAATCATCATGGCGAACCCCCGCAGCGACACCTCCACAAAGGTGGCCGTGTTCGATGCGAACGGGATGATCAAATACAACTATTCGGCGGCAGGGGGATCAACCCTTGACACTACCCACCTGTCGGATCGAATTGACCTGAAGTTGGACGCTTCGGACACGTCGCACCTATCTGACAGGATCAACGCAAAGCTGAACAAGGCCGACAGCACCGGATCAACCGGGTATGCCACACAGAGCGATATAGCAGTAAGGGAACCGGTTATAACTTCAGGGACGACGGGTATGTTTTGGAACAGTTCAAAGGCATGGCAGTATGTGAACACCTATAATAATCGCAATACAGGTATCAGCCTGTATGCCCTATTTTTCGGAGACTCTATGACCCTTGGGTATTTTACAGCAGATTCTACCCGATATCCCCCATCTGACTACATAACTATTCCTGCATGGAATGGACTATCGTACACAAAGGTCAATCTTGGTCAGGGTCAATTACGAAGCGATCAACTGGACAGCACCAAAGGATCCTACCTATATCAGTATTACGGCAACCGGGCAGGAAAGCATATTGCGGTCGTTTGGATCGGCATTAACGATTTATACGCCGGGTACACCGCCGGACAGATTTATAGCACTACGGCGGCGTTTTGCAACAAATTGCAGGCAATGGGGTACAAAGTCATCATTTGCACCTTGCCGTCGAATCAGGTTTACAATGCCGGGCGCAACTCATATAACAGGATGATCCGGGCAGGGTTCCATAACTTTGCCGACGTGGTTGCTGATCTTGCCTCCGACAGCCGGATAGGTGATGATAACGATTACCTGAACTCTACATACTTCTGGACGGATGGATTACACCTTCGTGCCGCAGGGTCACAGGTAGTCGCTGAAGTTATTCAGGCCGCATTCGTAAAAGTCGTTACTGGCGAACGAATAAAATACTTCGATCATGTCGCAGCCGACACGGTGAACGGGTCGAATTATGGGCTCGGACCTGGCTCATCTATCACTAACATCCGGTCGGGATATGGGGCATTACAGTCTCGTTCGTCTGGTACAGATAACTCTGCGTTTGGTGCATTGGCACTATCATCGGTAACAACAGGGTCGAGCAATACGGGCATAGGCCGGAGTGCCTTGCAGGTGAACACAGGAGGCAGCAACACGGCAACAGGTGCCTATGCGCTTCAGGCCAACACCACCGGAGCGAACAATTCGGCATCGGGACATTCGGCACTTTATTCGCTTACGTCAGGCAATGCCAACGCCGCCTTTGGTTATGGTGCAGGGAGGTATTACGGCACCGGATCTGGAGCAAACACCGGCACATCGAAATGCGTTTTTCTCGGATTCAACACCAGACCCTTGACTGCATCCGACACGAATGAGGTCGTTATCGGTCAGGCTGCTGTTGGCAACGGAAGCAACACGACAACGATAGGCAACTCAACGGTAACAGATACCTATTTGTCGGGTGTCGTTCATGCTTCAGGTGGTACATCTACGACATGGAACAACGCATGGGCCAATCCCATGACCACCTGCGGCGATCTGATCTACTATTACAACGGTGCGGCTACGAGGCTTCCGGGCGGCACAGCCAATCAAATATTTGCAATGTCATCCATGGCCGACGCCGGATGCAGCGGCTATTTACCTGGCTGGAAAGACCCCGATTGGACCACATCGGGGGCGAACCTTTACCGGGCCAACGGAAACATCGGACTCGGATCAACTTCCCCCATGCACCGCATCGTAGGGGTCGAGGATGCTTCACAGCCGTACGGATTCAACTTTATGTTCAGCCCTACTAATAAAAACCGAACGACAGTAGCTCAGGCGACGGATACCAGCAGTATCAACGCAAGATTCACGGCAGGGGGTCAGCCATTACTTGACATCAAATCAAAAACCGGTACGGGGGTGCTGACTATTGACAGCACCGGCAAAGTCGGTATAGGCACGACGGCACCTGGGTATGACCTTCATGTTGTTGGTCCCAGTGGTAATATTATGGCTAATAATATCATATATGCGTCCGGTTCAACATCAACAAGATTTTCGGGTGACAGAATAACTGGCTATTACAATGGAACATTGGTATTTGGCAATAATTATTCAGGTGCAAACTCCGCACTATCATTTTTAACGAATAATACTGAAAAAGCACGAATTACCAATGGTGGTTCCCTCGGCATCGGCACCACGTCACCGCTGAGAAGGTTCCACGTGGTCGGTTCGTCGATTCATTCGGACACGCTTTGGGTCGGTTCACCTACCGGCACCTATTCATACTGCATCCCCGGCGGGAACTGGGTCACTTCGTCCACCCGTGAGATCAAAAAGAACATAGCCGACTACCCCGTATCGGCCGACATCCTGACCAAGATCACCGGCGTAAATCCTAAGACTTGGAATTTCAAGGCCGAAGTATTCCGAAATGACATCAAATTATCCGACTTCCCCGACACCATACCGAACAGAAAACAAAAGTACCGGGAAGCCGTAGCCGCCGACAGCCTGCAAGCATTAGAGAAGTCCAAGCGGAAGCACAAAGGCTTTATAGCCGAAGACATCTCCACGATCACCGGAAAGGCATCGAAAGAAGTCGATCAGGGAGAGTTGATAATGATCTTATGGCAAGCAAACCAGGCACTCATCCGAAAGGTTGAAGACCTTGAATCAAGGGTTGCTAAACTCGAAAAGAAATGATCTTAGAACTCAAACGCCATACCTTCGCTGAAAGTTTCACGGAGGGTGAACTGTTTGCCAACGGGGTAAAGGTTTGCGACACGATCGAAGACCGCTACCGTGACCTGTCGAAAGAGGAAAAGGTGCACGGAGAAACCTGCATACCTTTTGGAGTTTATCCGGTTATCATGTCAATGTCGCCACGGTTCGGTCGGATGCTGCCGGAGGTTGTAAACGTGCCGCAGTTTTCGGGCATAAGGATACACCCGGGCAATTCTGCCAAAGATTCGGAAGGCTGCATACTTCCGGGCATTCGTGCCGGTAACGGGTGGGTGAAAGATTCCCGCATTACCTACCAAAAGATCGAACAGTTGATAAAGTCAGCCCTTGTTAAAGGGGAGAAAGTAACCATTAACATCTCGAAGCGATGAACACGGCAGAAGCAGCTATCTTTACTCATCCTATCACCATATTCGGCATAAGCATACTTTGCGGACTGTTGGGATGGATCTTAAATGCTATCTTTTCTCAGGGAAAGGCGATATCCACGCTTACAACTACGTCGAAAAACATCGAATCTATCCTATCTCACGTGGTGAGCCGTCAGGATGAATTCGAGGCGGCAATGGCCGAAATCGGGAAAGACCTGGCGAAAATCGTAACCGAGCATGAAATGGTCAAAAATGCCGGGAATCTGCTTCATTCCCACGGGCAAAAAAAAACGGAGTTCCATTGAGGATAGCGACCGAACTTGAATACCTGTTACAGGACATACGAGTAATTAACAATTTAACACAAAAGCACCATGAAAAAATTAGGAACGATCACACTTGACGAAGCGGATGCAATCTTACAGGCTCATCCGTCAGAATTATCTTTGAACGCCACGCAGGTTATGCAGGTGATAAACTTCGCCGTAGCCCTGCAGGATGAAGTTGCCCCCTTCGACCCGGAAGAAGACGAACGCCTGACCGGGGATGAAATCGCTGAAAAGGTCCGGGCCGGTTATCCTCAAATATCGTCGTAACATGAAAGCAAAAGACACCATTTTTCGCTACCTTCTGGCCATTGCAATTTCTTTGGGGTTCTTTGGCTTCCTTGTGGCCCTGATCAAATTCGCCCTGCCAAACGAGAACAAGGATCTTCTTTACATCGTAGCCGGTGCGCTCATCTCATCTTTCAACACAATCGTGAATTATGAATGGGGTTCCTCTCGGTCGAGCGCACTCAAAGATGACAAGCTGAGGCCACCCGAAACACCCCCGCAACCATGAACGCCGTGAAAAAGTTCGGCCCCTGGGTTGCGGTCCTGGTCCTGTTCGTCGCCTGCTTGGTCCTTCTGCTTGCCCCGGACAAACCGGTTCCGGTTCCTACGGTCGAAAATCACCGCTTCGATTCATTGCGCTACGTGAAACGATCGGACAGCCTTTCGGTGGTAATAACCGACCTCGAAAAAAAGATCATTGCTATAAAGGCTTCATTTGCGGCCAGGATCGAAACGCTGAAACAATCCGTCGAAACCGTGAAGACCCTGCCGGCTGATGAGGTTGTAACCGCTTTTTCCACCCGAACCGGGGAGGCATCAACAATCGAAGTACGAACAGATACAATGGTTGTAACTCCCATTGCAGGGATCCGAAAGGCACTCATCATCTGCTATGAGAGAGACGCTGCGATGGATGGACTTGACTTTTACGCCTCACAGGACAGTTTGCAGCGGGAATTGATCTCCCGAAAGGATGAGATGCTAACCGTGAAGGATAACCGGATAAAGACTTTAACCGACGAATACTACCAAAGTCAGGCCGCTATCCGGTCACTGTCCGCAGACCTCGAAAAGCAACAGCGCAAGGTTCGCAACCGTAACCGGCTATTAGGGATCATATCCGGGGCCGCAGGTGTTGCCGTGTTGGTGGCGATTGTTCGCTGACATATTCCAATTTTTCGAATACCTGACCCCGGCACCCGTCGGGGTTTTTTTTATTTTCACTCCGCAATTTTTGCAAAAATTAAATGTTAAAATACTTGACTTTTGGTAAAGAAATGTAGTATCTTTACCTCATCAAACAACAACAAACCCAAAGCCATGAAAACAGCAAAAGTATCATTAGTATTAAAGATCGGTAATCACCAGTACGGTTCACAGGGCGAAACGGCATACCTGGCCACCCTGTCCAATGGGCAAACGTGCTGGCTGATCGGATTTGGCGGAGATCATCGCACCGCCACGTCACAGGAGGAGCAGAACATTACCGACCGCCGTGACATTGTACCAGATAGCTACGACGAAGAACTGGCGGATGGCATGATCGGAGGTGAGATAGAGATCTCCACGATAGTCACCGCAACCGCAACATTCAGCATCCAACCCACTACCAGCTACGGCAGGTACCGACTGACCGTCTCTATTGAGGATGAGACGTATAACACGGAGACGAATGACAGTATCATGTATGACGCTATTCGTGGCGCAGAACCGGAAGACGAAGAAGCCATTGACGCTATGATTGAAGGCATCCGGAAGGTGTTGGACGATAATGGAGTAGGGTACGATGATGTTCGACATGAATTTAGCCAGCGTGGTGGCCATATTTTCGAGGTAGATATGGAGGACGAGGGATGAGATACGTCATCATCGTCACAAGCGAAAGCGGAACGCGGGTCTTTTCCCGCTTCCGCTATGCCTGTAAAGCGTTCGGGTGGGATTACAGAAAGTTCTACAAAATGAACCTATTCCCGGAAGTTGGAAAGCCGTTTCACTTTGACGGCAAGGAGGTTACCAAGGCTCCAATCGAGACGGAAAGTTACAATCTGTGATAATTGTCACATTATACGTTGACAAATATCAATCAACTTGTGTTAAAATATCAATAGAAAAAACTTGACAACGCATAATATATTATATTATCTTTACATCGTAATTCAAACATCAAATCCATGAAAGCAAAAATTGATCCAATAACCGGTGAAAAGATTACAACAAAGGGTGTAATTTCTATTTATCATCCGGTAACGCACGAAACTAAACCCGGTGTGTGTTTTGACGAAACAGGAAAAGAAGTTGTGTTGAACGAAAAAGGTACATGGATATATGCCTAAAGGAACCATTTTCACAATCTTCATGCCCCCCGACCTCCGGGCGAGGATCAAAGCCAAAGCCGAAGAGGATGGCCGGTCAGAGGGTTATGTTATTAAGCAGATCCTTTACGCTTTTTTCAAACTACGCAAATAATGAACTACGAGAGCCAGAATAACACAATTCACGCTCACCTTATCAAGTTCGGTTCGATCACATCTATACAGGCGATCCGGTTGTATACGATAACAAGGCTGAGTGCGAGGATCATGAATCTGCGTGACAGGGGCGTACTGATTGCCTCGGAAATCGAATACGACCAATTCAACAAAGCCCGGCATTGGGCGAGATATACCCTAAAAAAATAGCCATGTGTAAAGCAAGTTACTACCGAAAAAAAGGCGATTGCATCGAGGTTTACAACTCCCTGAACATCCTCACCGCAACCGTAGGGCCGATCCTGACAACCGTACACGAACCGGTACCCGTCCGTGACCTCGAATTTATTAACTGGATAGCCGCCAATTTCGACAGGCTGCTCGAAAACACCATCGAAGAATGAGAGACCCCGCCGACATGGTACCATGCCCGATTTGTCGAGGCGAAGGTAAAATGTACCAAAAGTGTCCGATCCCCAACGGGGAATTACCCGACTGCACCGACTGCGACCTGTGTAATGACTTTGTGCTTTGCAAAACCTGCATGGGTAACGGCGAAGTAACATCAAACGAGGCCCGGGAAATTTACAACGATTTGAAATATTCAAAGTAGTAGCCACCGCCACCGCAGTCCTTAAACTTGTAAAATCAGCAAAACCGAGATAGCCATGAGCGAAAAAACAATCTTAGAATGGTTGCAGGAACTCCCCGAAGAAATCAGGGAGAAGGCGATCGATAATTACAACAGCCCGGAAAATGAATCATGGAGGAATAAATACGACAGGCCCGTTGCATCAAAATCGGAAGCGATTCAAAATGCTTTTGGGTGGTCGACATCCCCACAGAAATATGATTTTTGGAGTGATTGGGTTGACAAAATAGAAGTAGAAGAATGCGACTCCTCATTCTCCTTCTAATCCCCCTGTGCTGCATACCTCTCTTAATCGGGGAGAGCATCATCGAAAATGCCACGGCACCCACCTATGAGGTTATCGTAATCGACGAATTTAATGAGGTATACGTCTACACGGTCAATGACACATCCAATTACCGAACATCAACCAATACAGTCACAATAAAAAGAATTCAGCCATGACAACCATTCACGCCGCAATGTCCGCCATAATGCATGACGTTGAAGCGATCAAAAAAGAGAAAAACAACCCTCAGGGTAATTTCAAATACCGGGGGATCGACGATGTGATGAACGCCCTGCATGATTCGTTCGCAAAGCACGGGGTATTCATCACCACCGAATCACTCGAAAGAATTGAAAAGGAACGGCAGTCCCGCCAGGGTGGTGCGTTGTTCTACGTCACCCAGCGGATCAAATTTACATTTCACGGCCCGGACGGGTCAACCGTCGAATCAATCGTTTACGGAACGGCAATGGATTCCGGGGATAAGGCCGACAATAAATGTCTTTCGATCGGGCTGAAATACGCCCTTCTGCAAGCATTTCTTATCCCGACCGAAGATATGGCCGAACCCGACGGACAGAGTCACGAAGTCGCATCGAAACCGTCTGAAAAATCCGAAAAGAAGGAAGACGATAACCGCCCCTGGTTGACCGACAAACAGGCCGATCAGGTAGTGGCGAGAATCATCGGAGGAGAAGAGGGGGTGAAGGAAAAGACCTACAAAGCCTTTAAGGTATCAAAGGCAAACCGTGCGAAGATCGAATCGGCGGAAAAGCCGGATGCAGATTTGCTCGAAAGCGAACAACCATCAGACGAAATACCATTTTAACCATGAACGAACTTACGAAAATCGAATCCTGGCCGGTAACGAAAAAGGACCAAACCGAATACGCCGATGCGGTTATTAATCAGATCCTATCCGGCGAGGTTGACCCGGTAAAAGTTGACCTCATAATGAAGTCGATGGAAGAAGTGCTAAAGAAGATCCGCACTCACGAAGGTGTTAAAGCCTGTGTGATCGACGAAGCCGAAAAGTACGGGAAAACATTCGACCTGCATGGAGCAACCGTAACAGTTAGCAAGCGAACCGTTAAAGACTTTTCCGGTGTCGATTCGGTGCTGGATGAATTATACCAGCAAGCCGAAAGCCTGAAAGCTTCGATAAAAGCCCGTGAGGCGACCGTAGAAAGCGGAAGCGACCCGGCGACGGGAGAAACCTTCAGCCCGCCGAAAACATCAACTACGACCTTCCTAACGTACAAATTCAAATGAAACCCTGCAAACTCATCGACCGCCCCTGTGACGGTTGTAAAATCTGTCAGGCCGTTCACTCCCGGCCCCAGGTAGAGAAGATGAAAACGAAGCGGATAAATCGTAAGGACTTTTTAAAGATAAGCCGGTAAATGTCAATCGTTTCGTTGATATATATCATTGCTTTTCAATTTATTTCACTATAATTTTACTGAAAAAACTATGAATTACGATGAATTTTTAATGTCAAAGGAAAAACGCATTCAGCCCAAAGGAAAGCTAATTGAACTGAAAGAGATAAGTCCTGTTCTATTTGATTTTCAAAAAGATATTGTTAAATGGGCTGTTAAGATGGGAAGGTGTGCTGTATTTGCAGATACAGGTTTGGGGAAAACATTTATTCAACTTGAATGGGGTAGGTTAATCGGTGGTAATATTTTAATTTTTGCCCCATTGTCAATATCAAAACAGACAATCAGGGAGGGTAAAAAAATAAATGTCATTGTAAAATATATCAAGGAAGAGGATGAGTTTGAACCTGGTATCTGTATAACAAATTATGAGAATATTGAAAAATTCCAGACCATTGCCAAAAAGTTAAACGGGGTTATATTAGATGAATCAAGTATTTTAAAGTCCATTGACGGTAAAATTAGGTTAAAGCTGATAAAATACTTTTCATCAACCGTAAATTATAAACTTTGCTGCACCGCTACACCATCCCCGAATGATTATACTGAACTTGGTAACCATGCAGAATTTCTGAATGTTTGTAAGACAACAGAAATGCTTTCCATGTTCTTTGTGAACGGGAATAAAACAGGCGAAACGGTCACAGATTCAGGAATAGTTATACGGAAAAAGTACAGCAATAAAAACGGAACAGAATGGAGGTTGAGATACCATGCTCAAAATGAATTTTTCCGCTGGTTATCATCATGGGCTATGTCGATACGCAAACCATCTGATCTTGGATATAATGATGATGGTTATATATTGCCAAAATTGAATATCATTCCTGATGTCATTGATTTTAAATATCAACCGTCCGATGAATTATTTTTTACCGGGTTAAAAGGATTAGGACAACGGGCAGAAATTCGCAGAGATTCATCCGGGTTAAAACTTGATCGGATAAAGGAAATAATTAACGGCAGTAACGAACAATGGCTGATATGGTGTGGGCTTGATCGGGAATCTTCCATTGCAAAAAAAGCACTAGAAAACAGCATCGAAGTAAAAGGGACTGACGAACCTGATTTTAAAGCACAGGCATTTGAGGATTTTCAGGATAATAAAATAAAAATACTGATCACTAAAAGTAAAATCGGCGGCCACGGCATGAATTTTCAAAACTGCCATAATATTATATTTTTTGGCTTAAATGATTCATGGGAAATGTTTTACCAATCAATTCGCCGGTGTTACCGGTTTGGTCAAAACAAAGAGGTAAATGTTCATATCGTAATTTCAGATATTGAAACTTCGATATTTGAAAATATTGTAAAAAAAGGCGAAATGGCCGAACGAATGATGAACGGATTAATTAACGAAGTAAAAAAATATGAAATGGAAGAATTAGGTAAAGATGTTAAAAGAATAAACGTCGAATATAAAGAGGAAACAGTTACATCTGAATATTATACAGCCATGCTTGGTGATTCATGTAAAAGAATGTCAGAGGTTGAATCTGAATCAGTGGGGCTATCGGTTTATTCCCCTCCGTTTGCTGATTTGTTTACATATTCAGCAACTAATCGTGATTTAGGGAACTCAACAAGCTGGCGTGAATTTTACAAGCATTATAAATTTATTGTACAGGAACTTTTGAGGGTTACTCAATCAGGTAGGGTTAGTTGCGTACATACGTCCGATATACCAGCAATGCAAATGAAAGACGGATATATCGGAATAAAGGACTTTCCAGGATTAGTAATCAGGCTTCATCAGCTTTGTGGCTGGATATTTTACGGTAGGGCTATTGTAACAAAGAATCCACAATCACAAGCAATTAGAACAAAGTCTAAAGCATTATTATTTACACAATTACGCAAAGATTCATCAGATTCTCGCCCGGCATTACTTGACCATATTTTAATATTTAAAAAACCTGGTGAAACAAAAATACCTGTTAGGCCTGTGGAAAATGGAGAAATGGATAACGAAACATGGATCGATTGGGCTGGAGGTATTTGGACCGGAATACATGAATCAGATACGCTTCAATATTCAGCTGCCAGGGATAAGGATGATGAAAAACATATCTGCCCGCTCCAGCTTGGGACTATTGAAAGGTGCATTAAATTATATTCAAATCCTGGGGAAACTATCTTAACTCCATTTGGAGGAATAGGTAGTGAGGGGTATCAGGCTATAAAGTTTGGAAGGAAAGCGATATTAATCGAATTAAAACAAAGTTATTTCAAAATATTAATTCAAAATATGAAAAATATTGAATACGAAACAAAAAAACCTGATTTATTTACAGATCAAGTAAACAATTCCGCCGATTTATCCTTATCTTTGTAATCAAGAAGCCTGACAACCTTCATCCAATGATAGCACAATCAAACATTTACGCTAACAACGAATCCCGCACCGGGGGAAAGTGCGGTCAAAGGTGCGCTATCACATCCGAGATCGCTGGAGCCGTCAACTCCGATCCTGGGCGGGTTTTCTTTTTATGAACGGATGGATAAAACTTCATCGGCAATTTTTGGAATGGGAGTGGTTCACCGACCGTAACGCAATGTCTGTTTTTATCTATTGCCTATTGATGGCAAACATAGAAGAAAAGAACTGGAGGGGTATTAATATCGAAAGGGGTTCTTTTATTACAAGCCTTTCAAAACTCGCTATTGATACAGGTTTAACAGTCAAGGCTGTTCGTATTGCTTTAGATAAGTTAAAAAAGACATCTGAAATAGTTGCAATAGGGGCAAGCCATTGGACAAAGATAACTGTGTGTAAATATGGTATTTATCAGGGATACGATACTGACGAGGGGCAAACAAAGGGCAAACAGAAGGGCAAACAAGGGGCAAACAAAGGGCAAACAAAGGGCAAGGCAGGGGCAACAACTAAAGAATATATAATAAAGAAAGAAGAAGAAATAGAAGAAGATAATATTTCCGCAAGCGGTTTACATCAGAATATTATCAAAACCTATTGTGACTGGTATCTTAAAAAAGTTGGCGTATCCTACCGATTTTCCGGTGGCCAGGACGGCAAGGCCGTCAAAGAGATGATCGATTACATCCGAAAGGCGATAAAGGACAAAAGCGGGGCTGATGCAAACGAGGGGGAGATTATAAACGCTTTTCAGTTCATTCTCGACAATCACGGCAAATGGGATAAATTCAATCAAAAGCAGTTAAAACTCAATCAAATTTTGTCAAACCTGCCGAATATCATGGCAAATATCAAAGGTATCAATGGAAGCGGAAAAATCCCAATCGCAGAACGCATCGCTGATCTTAATGCAACGATCGATCGGATGGCTGAATATGCACCTCAAAGGTGACAAGTTAGAAGCATTCACGCAGATTGTAGTTGACAGCAAACCGATAACACTCGAAAGAGTTGTTGCGCCCGAAACACTTTCATTTAACCAGCTAAAAGCACGTCACGGGGTTGGACATTACGACATTCTGAAATTCGTAACCGGATATTTGGATGTAACTTTTAACAGTTGTTTTAACCTCGACAAAAACCTGACCGGAACACAGTTGATATCCTTTGCCGAGGAAATTTTAGAGGATGAATCACTGACCGTCGAAGATATAATCTGTTTTTGCAACGGAATCCGCCGGGGGGCATACGGAAAGGTTTACAACCGGATCGACCTTGGAATCCTGACCGAATTCTGGGGCCTGTACGCCGCCGAACGCTGCGAAGCATA